GTATTCTGCGTCATTCATTTCCTCTATCATTTCTCTAAAGAACTCGATGTCTGGAATAGTATGTCCGAAAGGTATTTTTGTTACATAAACGCGATAAGCTTTTTCTAATTGTGATTCTAAATATAACAACATTATACTCTCCTCACTACTTTAGGTATAATCTCACCACTTCTAATAACTTCTACACTACAACCGATTTCTAGATTTAGTTCATCTATGAAAGCGATGTTGTGTAGTGTTGCTCTTGATATAGTTGCACCATTGATTTCAATAGGTTCAAGTAACCCAGTTGGAGCGATTACCCCGCTCTTACCAGTATTCCATTCAACATCTAACAACTTAGTAACAACTCCTTCCGCTCTTGTCTTGTATGCGTATGCTCCTCTAGGGTGGTGTGAAGTGTGTCCTAACTTATCAAATGCCTTATATGAATCAACTCGGAATACAATACCATCGTTTGGGAACTCATTCCAGTCGCCCATTGATATAACATTGAACCAGTTGTCAAGAAGTTTCATATCTTCTAGCCATCGTTCGCCAATGTAAGGTTGTATGCCGTATGCTACAAAGGTCAAGTCACGCGACTTGAACTCATCTACATCTTTTAGATTAAGAGCGCCAGCTGCATAATTCCTACTATTCTTAATGGTTTTAGGAGCTACTACTTCGCCTGTAATCTGACGAACGCCAGAGAACAAGGCATAGCCTGTCTGTCCTGTTTCTAATACTTTGGGAACTATGTGTTTGATTTTGTCGGATATGTCTAATCCTGCGATACCATCGCCACGTGTTAAGGCTTGGTGAAAGATACCATCTATGTATGTAATTGATACTGCAGCACCATCTAACTTTGTAGTTGTAACTGCGGCATCTCTGCCCCAGTCAGGTGCTTTATCTTCGTCTGCAAAGACTTTTTGTAGTGAGAACATTTGGAAGGGGTGCTTAAAACGACTGTCTGTAGCTGAACCCACTTCATCTGTATTTACATTCTCTACTAATCTATCATACACTTCATCAGGCACGATAGGATATCCATTGAAATATGCCTCGCGACACTTGCTTAAAAATGCTCTTATATCTTTATTCATTTGTATATTATACTAAGATTTTAAGGATTTGTCAAGAACTATTTTTCTGGTGTCCCAGGCAAGAGTCGAACTTGCAACCTACTGCTTAGAAGGCAGTTGCTCTATCCATTGAGCTACTAGGACGGAAGAAAAATTATCTACTTATCCTGTTTTCGTAATCGGCTGATTGTTCGTCCCACCAATGTGGTTTATCTCGGTATTTCCAGTCAGCAAAGACTGCTTTGTCTTTGTGATAGAATTCTCGGTAGGCTTCGACTGGGTCGTCTCGTTTGCAATCATCAGGCATGGCTTGTGCAAATGGGGTAAGCCCGATGTCGGGAATTGATATTTCTGGTAGCCCCAATACCATGTCGACTGATTTATGCACCTTCCCATATCGATAGGTGTATTCATCTCCCAATGCCAAGGCATAGCAGTAGAGCCAATCGTAGTTTGATTGTGAACTCCTAGCCCAGATGGTACAAGGGTGATTATACATAGTAGGGAGATAGGGAAAATCCCTCGGGTCATTCTTTTTCTGAATGGAGACTGATGCCCATTCTTCTGATGTGAGTTTTCTGTTAGGTACGTATCCTGCATATTTGTGTGTCCAATGTACTGTGCAGAGCATTTGTCCCGCCTCTAGAGGCATCTTGACGATATGCTTATCGACATGATACTCCGCGCACTTATCTAAATCTTCGTCAAGTATAAAAATATTCATACGACTATTATACTAAATATTTGAGGTTATGTCAAGTAATTTTTGAGGTATGCTGCAAATTGTTTATGTGCATCTGCGTTGCGATGGTAGAACCCATTCATTTCTCCAAAGTTATGTAATCCTTGAGGAATTGCTTTCTCTATAACTTCATGGAAAGTATCATAAAACATATTAGTATATAGTGCACCTTTGGGTATATCAATATTATGTATGTCTTTTATACTTCTATCAAATATATCAAAGTGTTTTATGAACTTATACTCTATGTTTCTTTTTTCCATAAAGTCCATGATTGACCGAACACCTAGTGTCCATGCACAGGCATACTGTATGTCAGTCATTTGATTCGCTTTGCCGTCTAAATCTTCGTATCTATAATCAAAGTTGCCCATTTCATCTAGTTTATAGGTACGCGTGGGCCTAGCTACACCAATAAATACTCTATCGTAATCATTGAGTAACCCTTTGTAATAATCATGTACTAAGCGTAAATGTAAGTAATCATAACTCATAGCTGGCCAGGCATTTAATCTTGAATCAGGAAAAACTAATAATGGATAACTCTCTGGTAGTCTGCGATGGGCAAAGTCATATACTGACATCTTAGTCGCTCTTCCCATTTTTTGATTCCACATAACTATAGCTTGGTGCATGCCAAACTGTGTGATTAAGTCTTGTTTTTCTCTATAAGTATTTCGACCGAGAATACGGTCATGGTCTATTTCATACCCTTGCATATGGCTGTCGCCATAAAAGTGGACGGCTCTATTGGTAGATTTCATCTAGCTTCTCTTTGAAATGTGTTTCTAATATATCCTTGACTTCGCTAATGGAGAGAATCTCCACTAATCCATCAAATAATAACTTGGAGTTTTCAAAATCTAAAGGCATGGTGATGCCTTCCTTGCTAGGTTTCCATTCTTCGTCAAAGTCTTGAAAATATTTTCTCAATGAGATATACTCCACATCTCTGAAAGTGTTGACAGTTAGATAAATCTTTTCGTGTCTTGCTTCATTATAGTGAACTAGCTTCTCATAGAGAGCTGGGGCTTCATGTAATTCTATCATTCTTAAGTATCGCTGATAAAGGAACTATAGAAGTTACATTTGCGGGCGTTAAGAGTCTGTATGAATCCGTGTCCCAGCAAAATAATAACACTTGGTTACTACTAGGTTTTGCCCTATTTCTTTTGGACTGTATATATTTATTATCAAAGTCAAGCGTACAGACGTTGTACTTTAGTCTACGACTGTTTTGGCTTCGGTAAGTGATTATTGCATCGCCGCACTTGTCGACCTGCTTAATAAAATCATCTTTCTTCATGAGTTCCTTTTAGGTTAAAATTGTATTCTACCAAGAACCCTATGGTTAAATCTGTGAGGTGGTTTTTTAAGGTACAAAAATACAGTCAGTAACCGAAGCTACTGACTGTTAATTTAAGATACTACCCGTTAAGTTTAGTAATTACTTCTGCAAAGTAGTTAGCAGCCTTACCTGTTAACTTACTTATGATAGCAGCGTCTGCTTCCATACCAGCGTCAGATATCGCATCTGTAACCGCTTGTTGGGCATCTGCGACAGATACTCTGCCACCGCCAGTACCACCTCCACTTGAAGTGGATTTAGTTGCAGGAGTTTTCTTTACATAAACACCAGCTCTTGTCAAAATCATTCTGACACCATTTGGGCTCTCACCTAATTCGGCAGCTATTTCTTTGACAATCTCCATGCTGTTTTCTGGAGTTGGTTCTTCTGCAGTATACATCTCTACTGCTTGAGCTTTTGCTTCGTCTGTCCAAGCCATTCTTCGTCTCCGTTTATTTTTTAAATGTTCTGGCATGCCCGGGCACCAACCCGTTGCGTCTCTCATCTGTTGATAAAATCTATCGCCCATGCCATTCCTTTTTCCAATTTATAAGTATATTATATATGGAAACAAGAGCGCAGTCAAGAACTATTTTTTAAAACCTATAACCAAAGGTCGTTAGGTCTTGAACTACTAGGGGTCTTACTAGCGACTTCAAGTCTTTCCCATACCAGCGTCTATAGTCCTCTGAATAATGTTTATATAGCTTATTCATGCTATTTTTGTCAGGGGTAATCCCTAACGATTTGAAATCGTCTTCCCATGATTCTAAACATACGACAACATCGCATTCTTTAGAAAGTTCCAGTTGTGAAGTGATAGTAGTTTTTTCTATCCACTCTCGTAGCCCTACCCAATCCCAACTTTCTTTATATAGATGTATAACTCTTTCATAGGGATTTCTAAGAATACCTACTTTTAAATTATCTACTTCTATGCAGAAACTCTCGTTCACGGCTTAACTCCTGTGCTAACATTTTAGCATCGGCAACCTTATGTCTATACATGGGGTCGCTCTCACTTAAATTATTCAATTTATCTAATAATACTACTAACTTTTTATTACATTCACTTACTGTGTGTTGTGGTTTCATTGATTTTTAAACTTTGGTAAGGCATCAAGTTTTTCTTGTGCCGCTGTCAGCTTCTCAAGCTGAGTATCTATCGATTCCAATATTTCAGGGTGTTCTCCAATTCCGTTTGGATTTCTTAAATATATTTCTATATTTGCAAAGCACTCAGATATAACACCCTCGTATTTCTTTCTTAGTGCGTCTAATATTATTGCTCTCATATTTCTATTTTTAATAAGTTGTTTACATAACCCTTGACAAATATATCCCTATAGTTGTCGTTCAAGCAAGGTATTAACATTACTGGAACTGTTATAAAACTTCCAATACCAAATATTACCCACGCAGCAGGCCACCATCTATACGAAGGATTGCTGTTATCCATTTTGCCTAAGATAATAATACTAGGTATGAATACTCTATACTGTACCATTACCCATGTAGTTATCCAAATAGCAAAGATTATATTATATGTTGACTCCATATTGCTCCAAATGCTTTAAACTTCCTAAGTCGTACGCAAGTGCAAATGAATGATAACCCATTTTACTGCCATCTAACCAAGGAAACAAAGTATTTGAAGTATCGCAAGGCGTCAACACATATAGTTGATAACCTTTTGCTCCATATTTTGCCTCATAATCAGTACTACCCAAGCCTGGCATAGTTGCTTGATACTCTAGTGATTGCTCTTTTTTAATAAGTGCAATACTATTGTCTCTGGCAGACCAAACTTTTTCTCCATCTTGAAACTCTTCAGCAACACATTGTTCTGGTAGCATTGTATCTCTGTATCTATCGTAGCTACTTGGTAACTTTTGAGGTATACCAACTCTATCAATAATAGCTTTCACAAATGCGTTAGAACGATATAATCTAGTAGCTATCTCGGAGATGTTATCTCCATCTAAATAGTACTCAATTACTGATTTTATCTCATCACGGGTAGCGCCTTTGCCTCGATTTTGACTCTTACGCTTCTCTTTATGTTCCCAAACCTCAGTATGCTCATCAATGATTCTCTGAAGTCTGGTCGTGTTATACCTGATATTCAGCATCTCGCATGCTTCTTTCTTTGTGATTGGTTCTGCTTGTTCCAGTAAGTCTATTACTCTTTGAACGTTCGCACTATCTAGTTTTTCGTGCGATTTCTTTTTTACTCCTCTAGTCAATGTCAATGTTTTCTACCTCGCTAATTGTTCCGCCATCTAAAACCTGTACATGCTCTTTTCCATATAACATGACAGCATAATGAATAATCTTTAATAAATCAATAGGATTAGTTCCCTGTTTCTTTCCATATCGCTGAGCGTATTTCATTATGTTTCCTAAACAGAAACCTACTCCATGCTCACTATCAAAAATGAACTCAGTTGCCTGAATCTTTCCACTAGCATAGTGTTGCCCATATGTTTCATCAATGTATCGTTTTATAACTTCTAACGCTACACCTTCATTAAATTTGTACTCTATCTTCTCCATACCAAAATCCTATTTGTGTTAATCGAGCAGTTTCTTTGGTATTTCCAAAACCTGCGTTCTCAGGAGCGTGAAGCATACGAGCATCATACATGACTAAACGATTGTATCTATTTTCTACTTTACAATGCAATTTCCATGCAGGATTGGTACTAATTGGGTCTTTCCAATAGTCCCCATAAAATTGTGGGTGGTATCTTTTCTTATCTTTCTTTTTCTCTTGTTCGTCAAAGATACTACCTTTATGTTCAAATAATAGTGTGCCTGTATTAGACGGAGGATTAGGTGTTAAGTATAAAACACAAGCATACATGCGCGGACCGGGACCCCAACCGCTGTCAGAATGAACCCAGTTAAATGTGTTCTCTTTTTCAGCAAATCCCATGTTAAAAGCACAACTCGATTTCATACTTTCAAAATCAAGCACTTGTACTCCTGCAATGTCTTTCCAACGATTGCGTAAGTATATTCTATTCTCCCACCAGAACTCCCGCTTGGGGTTGTTTCGATGGCCAGGGTGCATTATGTGAGTAACCCTAGCTTTATTTGTAGACTTACCTCTAGTATAATCGAGCATTAAAGCTCGTTTACGAATCTCGTCTGGATTAGGATAGAAGTCGTCTACTATCCAAATCATTTCTTCAATTCATCTAATACATCTAACCCGCCTTCTATTTTGGCAAGGTACTCTTTCTGTCTTTGAAGTTGTCCCTCTAGCACAGATATCTGTTGTTCAATTTCTATCTGTTGCTGAACGAGATTGTTCCTCAA